ATCTTTACTTGATGATTTAACTGGCATATGTACTGATTCTTTAGCAGACTCAAATTATAAAACTACTAGAATACAAGGAATTAACCGAATAATTAAAAATACAATTAAAACTCAAGTTAATTCGGCAGTTGTCGGAGATAATGCAAATTTATTTACAATAACTACAACTGATGCAATAAATACAGCATTGTCTACTGAAACAAGTGAGCTATCTAAAATTGAAACTTCAAGAGATAATATAACAACAAGAATTGATGACTCTACTAAAACTTCAAGATTAATATTACTTACAGATTATCTACAATCTTCGATACGATTATTTGATGATCGAGGTACGCAACTAGCTAATAACACGTTACAGAATTTATACGCATTTACAAGTGTATTAGAACTCGGAACTAAACTATATGCATATAGCTCAGAAGGTTCTAAATATCATACATTAGATGATGCTACAGCGTTACTTGACGCAAGAACGTCACTAGCATGGACATTAATAAATTCAACTAATAGTACTCTTCCATTAAATGGTTATGGACTCGTTCTGGGCGCAGATGGAACGGAGTATAAAATAAATTATTACGGAGTTGTTGAATCAATAGCATTACCTAAACCTTAATCATTAATATTTTAGTTTGGTTTGAATTTAAAAAAATATTCTTTATTATATTAAAATAAACAAAGGATATACATGACACGAAAACTAGACAAAACTGATTATGAAGAATTAAAAGAAATTCAGCAAAACTATGCAGATATTTCTAACAAATTGGCAGCAAACGCAGTTGACGAACATTATTTAAATCGACAATTACAACAAATTCAACAACAAAAAGCTGATATATTAGCTCAGTTCGATCGTATGCAACAACGAGAAAAAACTGCAATGGATTCTATGCGAGACAAATACGGAGAAGGAGCTATTGATATCGAGCAAGGAACATTTACTTCTACAGAATCAAAAAATGAAACGGTTTAGAAAAAAACATTGATATTTATAAATAAACCAATAGGAGTAATTTAATGGCAGAAAGTATAATCAATCCAGTGAACGGAGCTGGCGTATATACAAATGAAAAAGATCAATCATTTTTACCACTAGCTATACAAGAAATTGGAGCTGCAATCGTAGGACCTACTGTTAAAGGTCGCGTAATGACACCAACTAAGGTGTCTTCGAATGAAGAATTTCGCAGACTATTCGGACCATATACCGATGATTCATATGTTCCATTCGTAGTAGATAATTATTTACAAAGTGGTAATAATATCACAGTAACTCGTATTCTATATGAAGACGGATATAATTTAGCAGATGGAATATTAGCAGTATTAGCAAAATCTGGATCCGGAGCAACTGCAGTTGAAGTAGTAACACATATTCTTCATCCAGTAGAAGCTGTTAATGAAGCAGCAGAGTTATTTAAATCTTCTAGTATTGCAGACGATGCATCTGGAGTATTTGCTATTTCATTATCAGGATCATATACTGCTAATTTAAATACAGATGTTCCTGGATTTTCTGGAGCATTTAGTTTGTATCCAACTACTAATACTCCGGTATCAGCATCAATTATACAAACAGATAACAATTATCTTTCAAAAGTTTTTGGAACTAATCCAAAAGGAAAAGATTATCCAGTATATGTTCAATACGAAAATCAATCAGTATCATCGTTATTTAATAATATAGCAGATGTTTCAGTTGAATTAGCAGTATTACCAACTTATGATTTTTCATATGATTATAGCACAGCAAATACACCATGGGTAACATCACAAAAAATTGGAAGCACTCCGGTTAACTTATTTAAATTCCATACATTATCACATGGTAATACAGCAAACATCGATGTTAAAGTTGGAATTAAAGATGTTAGATTATCTACTGAAACTTCCGATCCATTTAATTACGGATCATTTACAGTAGAAGTTAGAAAAGTGAATCAAGATAATGCATCTACTGTATATAAATCAATTATTGATTCTGATGACACGGATATAGATCCAGATGTATTAGAAACATTTTCTAATGTTAATTTGAATCCAAACTCTGCTAGATTCATAGCTCGAGTTATTGGTAACCAGTATCGAGAGTTTAATGGCACCAATATTATAACATATGGAGATTATGAAAATCAGTCTGAGTATATTCGAGTTGAAATTACCGACTCTGTTTTAAATGGAATTGATTCGACACTTGTACCATTTGGATTCCGAGCACCGCTATCATCAATACCAACTGTATCAGGAAGTTTAAATTTTGCGAGTGCATCATATGTAACATCTCAGTCTGATTATTCGTATAGCTTTAAAAATTATCATGGATTTGATTTTGCTGATACTGATAATAATGTATATATAGCAGCAACGCCTGACATCGCAGCACAAACAACTGGTAGCAATGCAGATTTCTATTTAGGTGATGTATCACAATCAATTGATGTTGCATTCCCAATTGGAGCCGCATACACGGGTTCGTTGCAATCATCATTAACTGCCGGCACATTTGCTAGCAAAGTAGCAGTTAGTACACGTAAATTTATTATGCCAATGCAAGGTGGATTTGATGGAGCTCGTCCAAATTTACCTAAGTTTAGCGGAGGTAATATTAAAGCATCTAATACATTTGGCTTTGATTGTGAATTAGCAACATCTACTGGTACTACTACATATCAAAATGCTTTTGCATTATTATCAAATACAGATTACTATGATATGAACATGTTGATAACACCAGGTATTATCGATAACTTACATGCAACGGTATCAGCTGCTGCTAGAAATCTTGCAAGAGATAGACAAGATACTTTTTATATCAATGACTTAGTTGGATTAGAAGATACTATTAGCACTGTTATTAGTCAAGCAAATGGAATTGATAATAACTATGTTGCAACATATTATCCGTGGGTAAAAATAAAAAATCCACAAAATCAAAAACCAATGTGGGTTCCTCCATCTGTAGTTTTACCGGGAGTAATTTCATATAATGATTTCGTAAAAGCACCATGGTATGCACCGGCAGGATTACAGAGAGGCGGTTTAAGTGTCGACGATACTTATATTGCATTGAATCCTACTCAGCGCGGAGAATTATATAATGCTAGAATTAATCCGATTGCTAATTTAGCAACACTTGGTATTGCAGTTTGGGGACAAAAAACATTGCAGGCTGTTCCTAGTGCATTAGATCGAGTTAATGTTAGACGTTTACTAATTGCAACTAAAAAGTTTATTGCATCTGCAACTCAGTTTTTAGTATTCGATCAAAATACAGATCAAACAAGAATTCAATTCTTAAATATTGTGAATCCGTATTTAGCATCAGTAAAACAACAACAAGGATTATATGCTTTCCGAGTTATAATGGATAGCACAAATAATACAAATGATTTAATTGATCAAAATATTATGTATGGTCAGTTATTTTTGCAACCAACTAAAACGGCAGAATTTATTGTTTTAGACTTTAATATTCAGCCAACGGGAGCAGCATTTCCAGAATAGTAACAAATTTTTAATATAAAGGCAGGATTTAGGTTCTGCCTTTTTTACTGTTTGTAATATTTATATTAAAATAAACAAGGATATGACATGGCATTAACACCAACATTACCAACTATAACGGATAATGATTTATTTGACAAAGCGTTTCAGTGGGAACCGAAATATACAAATAGATTTATCATGTATATTGCAGATATCCCAGCATACCTAGTTAGATCAGCTGGAAGACCTAGTATAACAAACGGGTCAGTTGTTACGCAACACATTAATGTTGATAGAAAACTTAAAGGTAAATCTACTTGGAATGATATTACTATAACATTGTATGACGCAATTAATCCATCAGGTGCACAAGCAGTAATGGATTGGGTTCGTTTACATCACGAGTCTGCAACTGGTAGAGACGGGTATGCATCAGATTATAAGAAAGATTTAGAATTTTATGCACTATCACCAATGGGAGAAAAAATTGAGCACTGGATTGTATATGGAGCATTGATTGATTCTACATCAAAAGGTGATATGGATTGGACTACAGAAGGAGCAGTTGAAATTTCATTGACACTTAAATATGATTGGGCATTGTTAGATTACTAATCACAAAATATTTAATAGTATTAGTGGGGACATGCGTCCCCATTTTTACTGTACGGCGATATTTATAATAAAGTTATAAAAGGTAAATACATGACAAGAGTAACAGACAAACTTTCAGACAAACAATTAATTGATTTAGCTAATCAGCAATATGATGCTAAACAAAAAGAACGTAGAATTGCAACAGAAGTTGTTGATTTAATTTCACAAGGTAAAGTGTATCCCGAAGGACATCCACTTCGAAGTGGAACTATCGAAATGCGTTATATGACTGCATATGATGAAGACATATTAATGACTCAATCATATATCGAAAAAGGAATTGCAATAAATAAATTGATTGAAGCATTAATTGTATCTCCAGTATCATTTAATGAAATTGCAGGTATTGATGTTAATGGATTAATTGTAGCTGCTAGAATTTTAAGTTATGGAAAAATATATGAAGTATCAGTCAAAAGTCCAGCTGGCGAAATAATACAAGATCAAATAGATTTATCTCAGTTAGAAATAAAACATTTAACTATCGATAGTGACGAAAATGGAGAATTTGATTATATTATCGATGATTCTAATAAAATTAAATTTAGATTTCCAAAAACTAATAATTTATCTGAAAAGCGATCTGAATTTTTACAACATATAATACAAGAAGTTAATGGAAATCGGGATGCTAATTATATAGCAGAATGGATTCGGTATGATTTTACAGCTATCGATTCCCGTAAATTCGTAAATTATTTTGTAGATAATATTCCACAAGTAGTAACAAAATCAGAATTTGAATATACAACGGCTGAAGGTAAAAAGGAGACCTTCGAAGCTGGGTTTCAACTTGGATCCGATCTTTTTTGGTTTTAAACCAGAATTCCGTCCTTATCATCACAATCAAATTTGGGAGCTGATGTGGTTCGGCGAAGGTAGATGGGACTGGAATACATTGTATTATGATTTAACGGTACCACAACGTCGTTTTTGGACTAAAAAAATGAATCGCATTTTAGAGGCTCGAGAAGAACAAAGAAATAATAATAATCCTGATGCAAAAAATAAAAAGCCTCCGACTATCGTAAAAGGTCCTTTCTAGATATTTATATTAAAAAGCTTGTATGCAAAATTTAACTAAAACAAATATTGATTTAATACTGAGTTTAAAAAATAAACCGAAACATGGTCAATCATTTGACAGAGATATTAAAAGAGCACTGAATCAATTAAGCCCAATTGTTGAAGGATTAAATCAATCTCTGGGTGAATTAGCACAAACACAAGCATTTGATGAAGTTAATGAATTTATTACAAAATTTATAAACAACATCAACATATTAAATAATCGTTATAACAGTTTAACAAAGACACTTAAAATAAACGAAGAACAAGCTGTTAAGTATGGATTCGCGCTAGAAAAAATTGGACAAGAATTAAAAATTGCCCCAGACTTAATAAAAGCATATACAAATGAATTAGGAAAAACAATACCAGGATCTATAGCAGCTTTAAAAGCAAATACCGACTACAGTCGAGCGTTATTAAAACAACAAAATTATCTTCGAGATCAAATTGGATTATCAGCTGATCAAGCAGCTGCAATACAACGAGTATCTGCAGCTAGCGAAAAAGGCGCAGAAGGATTTGAAGAATATCGAAAGGAATTAGAAAAAGAAAGCGCTCAATTAGAAAAAACAACTGGTAGAGTTGGAATTTCTATTCGAGCATTTGAAAATTTAGCATCAGCTGGATCAGAAATTTCAGTTGCATTTGGTCAATCGGGAGCTGAAATAGCTCGAGCACAACAATATGCAGATAAATTAGGCGCATCTTTCAAAGAAATTGCCGGCGTTAGTGAAAAATTCTTAGATATTGAATCTTCAATTTCAAACGAATTAGAATTGCAATTGCTGGGAGGTAAACAAATTAATGCAGAAAAATTCAGAGAAGCTGCATTAAATCGAGACATGGAAACTGCAGCTCAAGAATTATCTAATATTATTGAAGCTCAAGGCGAAGCAGCTATACAAAATCCAATACTATTAGAATCGTTATCAAAAACATTAGGATTATCGAGAGATCGTATAGTAGAAATGTATACTGCTTTAAAAGAAGGAGAAAAATTAACCGGAGATATGTTAGAGGCTGAGAGCAGAATGGAAGAGGAGGAAAGGGAAAGAAATGAAAGTTTAAGAGGAGGAACTGTAGATATCCGTACGGCTCAAGAACAAGGAGTCAGAGATCTGGCTTTAGCTCAGAGCAAAGCCTTAACTGACGAGGTGGAAGCTGGGGGCGGTATAGATGCAAGATTTGACCAACAGGTAAAAGCAACAACAGATGCATTTGCTGCAGGTGAAATCATGGCAAAGCAAGTCGCCGGAGTACTCACCGGATTAGGAGATGTAGCATCAGGCGCAATGTTATTAAGTCAAGCAGCTGAATCTTTACAAAAACTTTCAACAAAATTTAAAGAAGCGAATTTTTCTGCAGATGATATCACGGTAACAGCAACTGGTAATGTTAATGTAAATAGTAACATGGGTAAAGCACAAGATCTTTATGTTGCGTCAGATCAACAAACGGTAGTAACCGGACCATTTGGATCATTCCAATTAGATCCACGTGATAGTCTATTAGCTGGAAATTTTGATCGACCATCTACTGGTGGCGCCGGCGGGGGAGGAAATATGAAAGTTGCAGTTAATCTGGCAATAGGAACACAAACACTAGATCAAATCACTGCATATGTTATGGATGATAATAATAGAAGAATGAACGCGTAATAAAGGAAACATATGCCAGGTCCATATTCATATACAAACCCGTACGGCACCGATATTGGAGCAGCAAGTACTACACCAAATTCAACAGCACCGCCAGGTTCATTTACAAATCCATATGGTGCTGAGATAGGAGCAGCAAGTACTACACCAAATTCAACAGCACCGCCAGGTTCATTTACAAATCCATATGGTGCTGAGATAGGAGCAGAAAGCACTACAGTTCCAACAATTGGATTATATCAAAATGTAGATGCAAATCAAGGATTACTACAAAAAGCTGGTCAAACACTAGCACAAGGTGCTGCAAATCTTGTTAATCCTCAACTAGGAAATATTGCCTCTGCCTTATTGAGTGCTGAAGATGTTCGATCTCAATACAATTTATTAAAATTTGATAGACAACAACCTGGATATGGATTAGGATTAAATCAAACATTTAAATACACAGATTTTAGAAGCGTTCGTGGTAATCAAACTGTTGGAAATCGATTAGATGGAGCAGCAGCTGCTATTATTAATTTAACAACTGGTGATTTTTCTCCGGAAAGTTTTATAGCAGCAGGATATGCCGCAGCATCAGCAGCCCCTGGGGGAGCATATACATTATTTAATCGAGAAACTTTGTATGGATGGGGTAATCACGGAACTACTAACAGATTAAATATTGATTTTACACAACCATCACAAATTGCAACGCGATATAGTCCTACAAATGGAATGGTTGCAATACCAGGTCTACAAGCATTTGAATTCCGCGGAGACAAAATAAATGCTGTTGATTATTCAAAAAGATCACTTAAAGAAGTATATCGATGGAAACCTAAATTAGGTTTATTTGGAGATTTAGGAGATACTCTAGGAAGCGTATTGGATGCAGCAGACTTTACATCTGATTTTATTAAATTTTATTTTACTGGACCCAAATTGGCACCTGGTTCTTCTGACGATGATGATATAATAGTATTCCGAGCAACATTAACTTCGTTAACCGATTCATTTGCAGCTGGATGGACATCTCAACAAATGATTGGTCGAGCAGATCCAAATTATCGTTATACATCATTCGGTCGTAGTTTCCAAATGTCATTTACGATATATGCAACAGATAGAGATGAAATGAAACCCATATGGCGAAAATTAAATGCACTAGCATCATATACAGCACCAGACTATGACGGTTCTAATATTGCTTTAAAAGGCCCATGGATGCGAATGACAGTTGGAGATATTTTTGTTCAACAACCTGTAGTAATAACATCTGTAGATTATACACTTCAAAGCAGTGAAACTACATGGGATATTAATGTAGAACGAGATGGATCCATGATGCAAGCTCCAAAAATGATCGAAGTATCTGTAGGAGGAAATGTTATTAGCAATTACATTCCACAGAAAAATGGTATTATGTATCCACTAGCAAAACGATTTAATAAAAAAGGTAAACCAATACAAGGAATTGATAACTGGGTATCTGATTTTAAAGATAGTGTAAAAAAATCAGCTGATCCAGTACCTGGTACTAGTGCTGTCGACCAAAGCGGAACCGGTGCAGTTACGCCAGGAGGAACAGGACAAACAGAATAATATTTGATCATGAACAGATATATAACATCAACAAATAATCGAAAAGACGCAGAAACTGGTAAACGAAAAGTTGATACCGTAATTGTTCCATCTGTATCTAAACAATCAACTGATACTTTTATACGAGTTACATCTGTAGAACGTTTAGATACGTTAGCATATAGATTTTACGGCGATGTAACGGCATGGCCAATTATAGCTGCTGCTAATGGAATAGGCAAAGGCACATTGTATGTTCCATCTGGTACCGTTTTAAGAATACCAAGTCAAACAGAATTTGAAGAAATTATTAAACAGGCTAATAGTTCACGATGAGTAATTTATTATATTATGCACAAGTAAACGAATCTGTTCGCAACGAAATACGAGCAAGAGCTGACTCTGCATTGTCTAGAACTAACGAAGATCTTGCTTTCATGTTGGAAAAAATTGCTAACGTTGAAGTATTACCATATGATACAAGCACAATTACAGCAGACTCTAAACCAATTCAAGAGGCAATATTAGGAGGATTCAAAATTCGAGAAGGATCATTTCAGCCGTCTGGTCCACAAGGATTTTTATCAGATTCAAATTCAGTTAATCGCACAAAGCCATATTTATCTCAAGTATCAATTCAAACATATGATCAGAGTAGAGGTTACTTGAATCGAGGAAAAATTGATATAATTATTCCAGACCCAACAAATGATATGGATTTAATTGAATCTGTATATTGTCGGCCGGGACGAACTTTAAAACTACGTATACAACATCCAGAATCTGCAGTTTTAACAACGAACAAATTGGCAGATGATGAGTTAGTAGACTATGCCACATTAAAAGAAGCATTTCCTAATACAACTGAAGCTGAAATACGAAAATTAAATCTTGTTACTTTTAATGGAAAAATATCTAATTTTACATATTCATACGAATCAGATGGAAGTGTAAAATTATCAGTTGATATGCTAGGAACTACAGGAACATATATAAATGCTAGCACATATATTGGTAATAGCGAAGAAAATGAAAATGATGTAACAAATAATCCGGATAATAACGAAAATAAAAAATTAAGTAGTTTATATCAAACACTATTAAAGGAGGTAGATGGTACATTAGCAGCAGTATTTCAAGTTGCAACAAATAGTGTTGAATTTACACAAAAAGTTAAAAATATAGAAATAATAACAGAAGATTCATATACCGGTAAAAGCATACTAGTAGGAAATTATTATAATATAAACAACAGAAACAGAACAGAGGGTACTCAATATAAATTTGTATCATTAGGGTATCTAGTAGAATATATTAATAAAAAAATCTTCAGTGCTATTAACAATGAATCAACTGATCGAAAAGTCGAATGTATATGTGATGATCGATTTTGTAAAAGTAATTATCGAGAACATTTAGTATCTGCAGATCCCACACGAATCTTATTATGGACTGGTACTAATAATGCATCAAATGTTTCGAAATATCCATCAGATAAAGATATAGAAGATTTTAAAAAAGATGCGGAGGCAAATCGAATTAACAATCCCGGTATTATTAGCGTGCCTCCAGTGCAATTAAATGCATTCGCTGCAGTTGAGCCAAAAACTCCGGGATTCTTAGAAAACAGAACTGCGTATCCTGCAAGAATTTATATTAATTTATTAGTAGTTGATGAGTTATTAGAAAAAGTAGAAAGAGATTACAAAGAGCCAACAATTAAAAATTTTTTTAATTTATTATCAACAGAAATTTCAACACAATTAGGAGGAGAAATTTCAATGAAATTAATAGAACATCCAATTGAATCTAATATATTAATGTATTATGATATCAATTATATTGATAAAGACATTGCTAAAACAGAAGAATTTGTAATCCCTGGATTTGATAGAAAAGGTGCATCTGCTATACGAGATATATCGATAACAACAAATGTACCAGATTCAGTAAAATCTATGATATACGGATTAGATGCAGCAACAAAGTCATTTAATTCAACAACTGTATATTCAGCATATATATTTGGGTCAGACGATACAAGAAAAAAAATAGAAGCTGATTATGAAAAAAATCATTTAGATGCACTTAAAAATTTAAAAATAGCAAAATTAGAATTAGCACAAAATGCAGAATCACTTGATGAGCCAGGTCCACCAATCAATGAAATTATAAAATTACAAAATGCTTTGAAAGGATATCTCATGTATCCAACTCCGAAGTTTGATGAAACTGTTACTTCATCAAATCCTGTTTTTCCAATGGAAATTACAGTTACACTTGATGGAATTAACGGGTTTAAATATGGCGATGTTATGAATTTCAGTGGAATACCTGAAAAATATATACGTAGATTTGCATTCATGGTGATCGGAATAACTCACACGGTTAACAATGACGGAGACTGGTCAACTCAATTACAATTAAAGGCTAGAATAAAACAAACATGATATGAGAATTAAAAACTATTATAGTGCAGATCAAATAACCAACGGGTTGTATACATTTGGAAAAGAATGGCAACTTGCAGATGAAACTGAATATATAGGATTATATCATCGTTATGCTACTGGAGAAGTATTTACTGAAGCAAAGTGGAATAAATATAAATCACAATCATTGTTTCCGTATCAAAATGATTCGAAACCAGTAAAAACATACAAGCAAATAAATGGGTCAATTAAAACAAAATATAAATCTCCAAATAATTATTTTGTATCGGTAACGCCCGCAGATATTTCAAATAGATTTATAACAAGATACATATTGAATCGTGTTAATACCGATAAATTTATTGAAATTGATAAAAAACAATACAAAGAATATCGTCAACAAAAAATTGATAATAATATATACTTGTTAGTTGAGATACGATGGTATATAGCCGGTTCTATTGAAACGCAATTTCAAGGAAATAACAAACAACCAGGAGTTATAGAATTAAATCAACAATCTATACATTTAGCAAAACAACAAAATCCTAATATAGTTAAGTATCTAACCAATCCTTTAGAATTTTATATAGATACCGATCTTGTAATTCCTCCTGATATAAACTAGGAAAGTTGAAATATATTCTATATTATACTATAGTATGATAGTTGATAGTATAGAAGATCTGGACGCACTGTTCGGTTATATGCAAGATCGAACCTGCTTGGTTGTTCCTGTATTAACCGATCATCAATCCCATGTTTCGCAGAATAAAATTTCATGCATATACATTTATACCGAAGATGATGTGGAGCGTTTAGTTCCAATCAATCATACCGAACAATTACAAGGGTTTTCCGAACATGTACACCGCTTTCTAGAACTAGAGTCGGTATTTGTTCATGATAAAAAGGCTTGGCTGCAACTGGGCGGAAATGACTCCGTATACGACCTCAAGACTTTGTGGTGGTGCACGTACGGCGAGACCTATGATGACAGTTTATATTTACAGCCAGCACATCATTTTTATCAAAGACGACATCATCAATTAGCTCATGTTAATGCAATTATACCTATTATGCAACATGCGGCTATGTGCCAGAAAATACGCAAGTATGCTTGGCCCATGATACGAAATGTTAAATTAACAGAATCATATAAAACATTTAATTCATTATATCCAAAAGTTTTTGCTGCAATTGAATCTGCTGGTCTGCAAGTTAATGAACGTTTCCCACAACCAGTTGCCGTTCATAACAATCAGGTTTATACCAATTACAACTATCATACATCAACAGGTAGACCTAGTAATGCATACCGCGGATTCAATTTTGCAGCAATGAATAAAGAAGACGGTACTAGATCAGCATTCTGTAGTAGATTTGAACAAGGTGCATTAGTTGAAATGGATTTTGATGCTTACCACGTTAGACTGATTGCTAAACTAATAGGCTATAAATTGCCAGAAGGGAGTGTGCATGAATATTTTGGTCGATTTTATTTTAGCACAGATACACTTACTACTGAGCAATACGAACAAAGTAAACAAATAACATTTCGATTATTATATGGAGGAATAGACCGAGAATTCTTAGCAATACCGTTCTTTAAACAGGTTAATGATTTTATATGGAATCTATGGAACCAATGGAAAAAACAAGGCTATATAAGAACGGCAATAGACCGTAGAACCATGACTCGTGAGCAGTTTCCGGATATGACAGCAAACAAATTATTCAATTATTATTTACAGTCTTTAGAAACAGAGTTTTCGGTTAGGAAACTAGACCAAGTATTAAATTTATTAAGTTCAAGTGAAACTTGCATGATACTATATACTTATGATTCGGTATTATTCGATGTACCGTTATCAGAAGCAAAGCACATTTTACCACAAATACAAGACATAATGCAATCGGGAAATTTCCCGGTTAAATGTAAAGTTGGCGATATTTATAGTAAAATGCGAGATATCACGTTATGACAATAGATTCAATATTAACCGAATGGACATTTCGACTCGAGTCCGGCTATCCAACTTGTGATGCAGATTATGATGTGCTCCACGACGTTATCATGGAAATGACTGACTTATCCGAGACAGATGCCAATCGCATAGTTACACAGGCCCGAGGGCTGAATGAAGATGAAGAAGAACTCGAACTAAATTTATATCAAGATTTAAATGATACTTTAAAACTTTATTCAATAAATTATATTGATTTTGATTTATTAATAAAAGCAATAATTTCTAATGATCGATCCAAAGAATTAATTGAATTAATTAAAAATCCTTTAAATAAATCTTTAGAACGGGGAGCATACCCAATACGCGGTATAGAAGAAATATTATATGATTTAATCATGAAAACAGTCAAAATTACATACGGCGATCCGAGTGAATTATGGTTAGCTATTGTGTTTGATGGACGTGTAGAAAGCACAACTGAAACCGAAGAATCGTCAATTGTGTCTGATGTAGAAATTGACGGAGAAAGTGTGTCATTAAAAAATTATACTAACATTAAATTTAATTTTGGAACATTGCCACCAATCGGTCGTAAATTATTATATCAATTTTTAAATTTTGCTGAACTACTAAGCGGAAAACAAGTCAATGCTTCTAATACCCGGGATAGTATTAATGAAATTTTAGATTTTTTAGATCATGAAGAGTATGAAAAACAGATTCGTCAATTTTTAAGATCATCAGAAAATACAGATATTGTAATAATTCAAAAATTAAGAAATCGAATAGAACAGTTTTATACATTAGATGATAATCTAGATAAATTAATCGAGTCATTTTGTAAAATAATTGACAATACATTAAAAGAAAAAATTATGAAAGTTTCATGGTGGGGCATGATTATTAAAGGCACAAAGGTTTTATATTTAGAAACATCTAAAAATATTTATAATCAAATAAAATGTCGAAACGATAGATTATCTCCAGCAATTGCTACATTTGCAAATAATCAGTTATTTATATATGGCTCTCAATTAGGGTTAAATATAACAGCTAAAAAAGACTAAACAATTGAAAACACAACTACTTTGCACCTTTGCACATAGATCAGATTTAAACATAATCATAGATCACATACAAACACATTATGAAATTCCAGAACAACGAATATTTGTATTCTCAAATGCAGACGATACAGATTCTTTATTTTGCACCTATAATGTTTCTGATACCAAGAAACGAGGGTTAAATACAATTAGTATACATCGAAAAAAAGAAACAAATACCCTGTATACGGTCAATGCACTTAATGCTGTTATACAAGCAGTTAATAATGGCGTATTGGATAAGACATTTCAATTAGATTGGCCTAGATATCAAAATTCATTTATTTTAACGGATTCTGATGATGGTTATCGAATTATTGAGTTACAATTTTATAAAAGGTTTTCTTGGTAATGTAATATTTATATTATATAATATACAGATAACA